CGTGGGATACGAGTGGGACATTTTGAGGGACATCTCAATGACAGACCGCTATTCACACCTGACCTTGGCCCGCAAAATCCAACAGCAGGAAAGGCTCGCAGATTATTATATGAATGTAATTTTGCAGATGGTTTGAGAAATCTTTGCAGATGGTTTGAGAAAAATAAAGGGGAAAATATAGAGGGCGCAAAAAACCTGTTCAACCCAGAGGAAGTGGTGTCGACAGGTCATTAGGCACTATAAGGTGAGTGAATAGGTGCTATTTAATAAAGCTATCACCTCCGGTTTGTGCAGAGCTTACAGCAGCAAGAGCCTGCTTACGCCCGATAAATATTTCCAATAAAACTGCCGCCTCAGGCACTTTCTTGACCAGAGCAAGCAGCTCTTCCTGGGTTTCACGTGAAATCTTCTTCCCGTCAATCACCCTGTGCTCCTCAGGCCACGTGATCGTCCAGGGCTGCTTCTCCGCCTTGCGCTCAGGCTCCAGGACGTTCCCTTCTTCATCCGTGACAGCAGGGACGATGCAGCCATTCTTGATCCACTTCTCCATTGCCTCCAGGGAGTCCCTGGCTCCAGGTGGAGCGTCAGGGTAGAGGTTTCGGAGAATGTCAAGTTTGAACTCCGGCTCCCTTGCCTGAATCTGCTCGTCCGTGTCTGTAATGTTGCAAACGTGATTAAGCGGATAGTCCACGCCGTCAATCGTGACTATGACGTGGAGCCACTGCTTTTTGTCGTCTACCTTTTGGGCTCGTTTGATTTGCATTTTATCTTACCTCCGCAGCAAGAACCTGGATGTAGACATTAGTATATGTATTGTTCCTCTGAAGGTAGATATCAGAATCGCTATCTGCTCCGACCCTGCCTACTCCTTCAAAGAAGACATTTGCCACCTGGGGCCTTAATGAAAGTCCATACGGTCCACCACTACCAGCCCTTAAATGGAACTCATATCCAGCCGAAGAGCACTTGGCAGCGACATTGATCCAATACGCTTTTATGCCTTTCCCTAACTTTCCACTACTCTGTGATTCCATATTGATCGCCGTGTCAGAGGAAACTGTGCTGTTATTATAGTCTTGCAGACTGATTTGTGACTCCAGATTGATCACCTTATCCTGCGGCGGCACATAGTTTCCTTCCCCGATGCTGCTGCCGAAGACAAGGATGGGCTGGGAGATATAGATAATTGCCCCTGAACTAGCTTCGCAGTACACCACAAACGGGTGAATCCAGCTTATGGAAGAGGATATATTTATAGTGTGCTCCACCCACGTCCATGAACCAGTAGAGATGTAATCGCTAAGCTGAAAGCCGTTGACATCATCCTGCACTCCAAGCTTAAAAGTATTTGCGTCTGTTGTATAAAGCCAGGCTCCAACTGTTATTGTCCTTCCTTTCCATTTTTCAACAAAAGTGACTTCGTTGCGAAGGTTTCCAAATGGATAGTAAAGCGCACCAGCCGCCCCTGTCCGGTTGACCATTTTAAGAGAATAATATTCGCCTTCCTTCGTTTGACTAGATTCTCTCAGTAGATTTATAGATAGATCTTTTTTCCATCCATCTGGCCCAAAATAGTTACTCTCCACACAACCAGGGGTGACTTCGTGGACGTGGAAGTTTCTAAATTCGATGTTATTTCCACCAAGACTTGCTGGCACCTTAATACCTACGTTACCATTTGCGCTTGTAAGAGGAGCCTCAATAATCGAACTAATCGTTTGCCAAGTAGCCGTTGTTGTAAATGAAGCTGCAGCGTATGAACCATCCTGGATAAACAGCTTAACTGTCGCTCCCGAAGCCGTACCATCTTTTATATCGATCGAAACTTTATATAGGTGCCCTTTTGTGAGGGACCTATTAGGTATGTAAGCCCCTTCGTTTGCAGCATCGTTAGTCATCTCATAATGGTCAGTATCAAATGCAAGTGAGGTGTTTGATCCAGTCGTCCAGTCCGTCGTGTCGTCATCTGCACAATCATCATCAGCAATCGCACTTCCTACCTCATAATCCGTCTGCCTCCCAACACCACTGCCCTGATCCAGCCCGCTGTTGCTCCACACCTGAAAGCCCGTGTTGGTGAGCAGGTTGACCCGCGGCAGGTGCTCTGCTGCGATAGCGTCTGAGTCCCCTTGTCCCACGAGCACCTTGCCCAAGTCCTGGTATTTCAGTTTTGAGAGACTGATCTCATTTGCTGGAATCTGCGAATCCTCAACCCCCGTGCAGGTCACGTCCACTGTGCGAAGGTCCCACAGGGTTGTGTCGTCCACGTTCCCGGATGCGTCCGTGTCAAAGCCCCCAATTTTGCGGCTGTTATTAGCATTCCAGCCTGAAGGGTAGGTTGAGTTTTTAGAGATTTTAAAGACCGGGGTATCTGATCCGTCCAGCGGCTGGCAAGCGTAGACGTAGTAAGTGCTTGATGCGTCAAAAGAGCTTCCAACATCAAGGTCGCTCTCTGTCAAGTCCGTGTCATCTTCGATGCAGAAGACCGTGTCACCCACTCTGACATAGAAATCAGCGTTGATCCTGACCGTTGTATCCGCTTCTTTTGTCAGGAACTTGTCATTGTATGGCCCTTGAATCTCGTAGTTGACCGCAAGAGCAATGGAGCCCGCGGTGTTATACAGAATTGAGTTACCCATTTTTTTCTACCTCCGACTTTAGCTCGCTCAGCTTCTTTTTTAGGGCGACTTTCTTACCAATGAGCGACTTCATGTAGTTCAGGAGCGCGGCCTGAGAGTCAGCCATGTCAGACAGGTTTTTTATCTCTGCTTTGAGCATCATGCGGGAGACTTCCTTTTTCTGGATTTGCGATTCAAGGAGCCATTTCGGCCTGTTGTAGCTGACTGATTTTTTCAACTCTGATACCTTTTTGTCCGTCTCGGTCAGCTTTTTCTCCGCCTCTGCTATTTTCTCCAACTGAGCGGTGAGTTCCTCGATCTGCCTTTCAACATCCGCCCTCTTCCGTGTCGTTTCCCTAAGCCTGGCCGCTTCCATCTCTGCCGCTGCCAGGTCTTCCACCAGGGCTTCCCTGCTGGGGGCAGATCCCCCCTCTACCTTGAGCCTAGTGATCTGCTTTTCCAGGCCATTCAGTGCCTCCTGCTTTGCCGGAAGCGATGCCTCAGCCTGCCTGCTCGCCCTGATAGCGGCCTTGACCCTTTCCATTTCACGTGAAACCAGGTCAAGTGCTTCTTCGGTGCCAGCTAGCTGGACTGAAAGCTGGGAGAGCTTCTTGTTTTTCGCCCTCTCTGCCTGTTTCCTCTCATCTATCCGCTGCCTGAGGGCCTTGAGGTCTTTTGCCCTAACGCCAAGCTGTTTCAGTGTGTCGCGCTCAATGTCTTTCAGGTATGCCAGAGCCTCGCCCGGAGAAAGCGACTCGCACACGTTCTCCAGGTCCTGCCTAGTGTTTAGTTTTTCAGGTATTCCTCTCATGTCGGCCACTCCTGCCCGTAAATTGTCACCCTTTCCCTCTGAGGGTCTATCTCGTAGTTTACAATGTCCCAGGTCACCCCGTCCCAGAAGTCCCAGGTCAGGGAAAAGGTGTCTCCGCCGTCCAGTACCTTTCCCACCCAGGGGACTACCAGCCTCACTGTGCGCCACTCGTCCTTTAACTGCGCTAGGTACCACGCGACCCAGTCCTGGGCCATCGCCTGCGTCCTGCAGGCCGACAAGTCCACGCTCTGAGGTCTCTCCCCATTGTCCGTTATTGAGGAAGAGTCTGAGGCTGTCTCCACCGCGTCATATTGCCCCATCTGGCGGTAGTCCCTCTTGTAGCGGGCGTAAATCCTGTTTTTAATGTCGAGTTCAGGCGTGTATCCAAAGACCGGTTCTTCCAGTAGGTCGTCCTCCGTGAAGGCCCTGCCCGCCGTGGGGGCACTTCCCATGTAGACCAGCTCAAAACTCCCCTTCCACTCAAAGAACTTGCTCCGGGCCTGAAAGGCCAGCTCCTGCAAAAGCCTGTCCGCTTCCCTCGCCACCTCGTGCAGAATAAACCCGAATTTATACGTTGACCCATACGATGATCCAGACGTTCCGAAAGAACTGCCGATAAACGATGAACTCTCCCCTAAAAGCGCGATGAGAATATGCTTAATCACATGGTCAGGCCTCTCTATCAGGGCATTGGGCGTCCCTGTGTACGTGCCTGAGGCGTCATCCTGGTACCCCTGAAGGTCCACTGTCACGAGCCCCCCGATGACCGTATCAGCAGCCGAGTTACCCACTATGGTTACTGTTCCGACCTTGGTAGCAGCACCGGTCTTGGTGGCCGCCCCAGTTTTTGTGACTGTCCCCGACTTATACGCGGAGCCGGACTTTGAAAGGGAGGGGGTATATTCCACATTGGCCCAGACCTCATAGATCGTGGCGATTTCCCCGTTGTCGGCTATAAATTTCACATTGAAGTTCCAGTCACTGCCATTCCAGGGCGTCATCGAAATCCGAAACTTTGTTTTGACTCCTGAATTTATCGACGAGGGGCTGGGAGAGCCATCATCAGATATGACTGCAATATCCTTGTTAGCGGTTTCTGCGACCACGTGGAAATATATTTTCGATATCGTGCCGAGACTGGAAAGGTTGAACGTAATTGTCACGTTGCCGCCAAAGGTGCCGTCGCCGAGCCTACATGCGGTGTCTTCCGAGCCGTCTATGGCATTACTCGCATTATAACATCTGAACCCGCCGCATGTCGCCCCGGTCGGGTAAACCTCCTTAGAGGTGGCAGGAACGGAAAAGCCGATATTATCTGAAACGCCGATCCCATCACTAACGCCAACGCTATCGTCAACGCCAATGGTGTCGTCAACATCAATGGTATCATTAGGCTCAATATTCACCTGCTTCTTAATCACAGGCTTTACCGTGAATTTTAAGACCGCCCTTCCTTCGTACCCGGCCAGCTCGTCCCCGCTCTGGCCCGTGTACGCCGTGACTCCTGATGTCTGTTTAATCCCGTCCACGTACACGCTATCAATGACCTTAACCGGGTGCATTGCTGCCTCGTATATGTACTCGCTCAGCACTTCAAAGACCGCGGCCCCCTTATTGTGTGCGACTGCTGTTGTGCCGTTTGCACCCCTTGTGCAGCCCGTGAACTGGTTGCTGCTAAACCCGGTATACGTGATCTGTTCATCGTCTATCTGGATCGTGCCGCTGGATGGGAAGCTGATCTTCGCGTTTCCCGACACATAAAAGCTCGTAGCAGAAGAGTTGAGATCGTCCCTGAGGGTGTCAACCGCTCCTGCCTTCACCGCCAGGCATGGCACGTGCCCAACCGTGCCGTAGACCGTGTTCCTGATCTTTCCCAGGTCGTCAGGGTCAGCGTCAGGGTAAGTGTCAGTGTCAACCACCTGGAGGGGCAGCCTGTCCCGCTTTGCCAGGAGCACGTTCTGCACATCAACCATGAAACTTTTTCTTGTCACGTTGTACGGCTGCCCGCATACCCCCCGGTAGATCAGGGCTTTTACGTTACTTGAGAAAGTCTCCCCTTGTTCAACGAGCCTCAGCTCGTAGACTTTCACTGTGGAGAAGCAAAACCTGTAAGTCTCGTTTAGCTCGATCAGGGTGTCAACGCTCAGTATCTTTTCGTTGCGGAACTTGAGCGTGATCTTCTGGTTCTGGTTCCCGCCAGTGCGCGCGAGCTGCACAGGCAGGCTTGAGAGGTCAAAAAGGTAGTTCTCGTAGTCCTGGGAGCCGGAGCCGTAGTCGTAATGGAAGTTTCTGTCCGACAGGTAAAGGGTCTTTCCTGGCAGTTCCCAGTGCACGAGGTACACCCTGCTGAAAAAGCACAGCTCAAGCCTTTGCTCTTGCGTCAGGGCGTTCAAACTCATGCCAGCACCTCCAGCATCTCAAGCTGCAGATCGTAGCGGTTCAGGCTCGGCCTCCCGAAAGGCCCAATATTGGGATCAACCAGCGACATAAAATACCAGTTCCCGTCCAGGTCTTTCAGCCAGAAGGGTTTTCCTCTACTGTGCGTGAAAAACGCTTCAAGGTCAGCGGCCACGCTGCTGCTCCTCAGCTTACAAACATAGTTTCTGTACTCCCTCTCTTCACCCCTTTCCAGGAAAAACGGCCTCCCGGAAAGCGAGTCTTCTCTTTGCACGTTTCCCCTGAGCCCGTCCAGGTATCCCCAGGCGATCACATCCTGAAGCTCCACCCGCCTTCCCATCCAAAGCTCAGGAATCTCAGGGTTTGCCGCGAGCGATGTCATCACCAGCCGCCAGTAGCGCTTGTTTTGCGCGCTAGCGGCCTCTTTCGCTATCTGCCCGCTTGCCCCTGCCCAGGCAGTTACCATGTCGTACCAACTTGAATCGTCTGTGCTGTATTCCCAGTCCAGTTGCGCCCCGCCGTAGAGGTTGTGCCCGTCAGGGATGATCAGGGTGTCAACGTCATACTGGACGCTTGCCCCCTGATCTATGTGTATCGTATGGTTTGCGATAGACGTACCCTTGTACTTCTTCCCCACGTCCCTGTCATGGAGCCTCCATTTCGGGTAGTCGCTGTCCTCACTCGTGACCGTCACGGTCGAACGCTCCAGGATATTTCTGTAAAGAAGATATATTGAACTCATAACCCTGCTGCCCTAAGCTCTGCAAGTATCTGGCTCCTTCCGTACTTGATCTTTTGCGCGATCGCAGTGTCCAGCTTGTTCGCCATCTGCTCGGACTCTGCCCCGTACACCGTCACGCCCCCCAAATTGATAACTACTGATCCCCTCCGACCCAGCCCTGCAAGAAGGCCATGCGTGGGTGTACTAACGGCCCCAATATCCCCTATCAACCCTCGCAAAAGTCGCATCTGAAGATCATACATTTCAGTGTAGCGCTTTATTTCTGCTGCTGCCCTGCTTCGAAAACCGGGCGTTACCAGCGCGCCTGGGTCCTGAGTAAACCCTAGCTCCTGGATTTTTCTGGGTAAGGCGGATAGGTTAGCGAATATGTTTGCTATCCCCGCCATATCAAATGTGGCCTTGATTGTTCCACCTATTCTTGCAAGGTCTGCCTGCATCTCCGCAATGCCGGATGCCCAGGGCTGAGGGGGGCTCTTTTTGATCTGAGGCTCCAGCACAAAGGGGTTCTCTCCCTTCTGGGCGGCCAGGTAGTTGAAAAACTGTCCTGTGCTTTTCGTGGCTTTATCAACGCTCTTAGCGGTCCCCTCAACCTTAGTGCGTATGCCATCAACCAGATTTTCAAACTCTGCGAAAGAGCGGTTGACTTTTGCCTGCGTCCTCGCCGTGTTCTCGGCAACCTGATTCCACCTCTGATATGATTCCCGTGCCCCTTCAATCTCTGCAGCGCGCTCCCTGGTAGTGTACCAGACGCCGCCGCCTACTTTCCCGTAAGCGACCTGCCCGGACTTCCTTCCTATCGCCAAAACCCGCGCTTTTTGGGTTAGGGTCTTAGTGCGCAACCTGGCAACTGAAGCCGCAGTCTCGGCTACGGTTCCCTGCACGCCCTTTACGATGTTATAAAGAATCCGCACCCCTTTAACCGCTGCCTGAAATGCCCTGATTATGGCACCTGCGGTCTTTGCGGCCCACTCTTCCAGCTTCCCGGATTTTGCGAGCTGCTCAATCTTGTCGTTTAGCTCCTTCACTTTCGGCAGCAGCACCTCCGCGATCTTCACCTTAACTGATGTCGCAAACTTCCCGAACTTTTCTTCCACATCTGAGACCACGTTCCCGAACTGCTTCAGCTTCCCATAGTCTGTTTTTGCCAGGGCCTCGGCCTGGCCCTTGACCTGTTGTTCGATCTCTTCAAGAACCCCCAGGAAACCCCTCGCTTTGTAAGTGTCCTGCTCTACCGTGATACCCACCCTTCGGAGTTCTCCTGTGAGCCCCATGCTGGCCTTCCCCAGCATGTTGGCTGCCTGCCTCGTATCCCCACCCATCAGGGCGGCCAGGTCAAGCATCACGGCAGCAGTCCGGGGTAAAAGGTCATCCGTGATGTCCTTGTAGGTGAGCAGGAACTTCATGCCCTCCAGGGTCGCCTCGTCTCCGAAGGTCGTCACTGCCTGCAGCCCTTTTGCTACCCCGAACAGCTTTTTCTCAAGTTCGGGAGTGTGGCGGCCCATAGATTTCATAGCCTGGATCATCCCTGCCTCTGCCCTCTCCTGCACCCCTGAAAGCTCTTCCCAGTGGCTGATCAAGCGCCTGAGGCCCCAGCCAACCAGGGCGCCGATAGCAATTGATTTAAGGCTCACGAGCCTCTTGCCAATGCTCTGGATTCCTTTACCGATCTGCCTCGTCATCTTATCAAACCGCCTCAAGCGGCTCGTGGAGGCGTTGACCATGCGGGTTACTTCAGATGTCACGGACTTAGTGAACCGCTTCACATCTGCCACCGCGTGGCTCGTGGCCGCCTTTACTATGATCTCTACCTCGTTAGTCCCCGCCATCTTTCCTCTCTGCTGCCCCCGCAACTAATCTAATCTTTACCAGGTCTATCTCGTCCTGGTCGTCTATGCCCCCGGCCCCTGGGAGAAACCCTCTCTTCATCCATGACCAGTCCTCAATCGCCTCCAGGGCTTCCCCGTCCAGCGCCCTGGCCGGGCATTCAAAGAGTTCTTCTCCGTCCACCTCAAACACGCTCTGCTCCGGCATCAGCCACTCTCCCGCTGGGATCTCCGGGCAGTGCCTTTGGGCCTGGAGCCCTGCGCTCCTGCACTCCTGGCAGTCGAACCGCTTTCCGCTGAAGAAGATCGCCGCCGCGGTGCGGATTTTTTTTTAAGGACCTCTGTCCCATAGGTGGCTTCCACCACCCGCGCCCAAAGCTCCAGGGCCTCTCCCTGGGTCAGGGAGTCGGGGTCTCCCCCGCTGCACGCCAGGGAGAAAATCCTGTCCAGCCCCTCGTCCCGCTTCTCAATGTCGTCCAGCCCGCCTATGGTCTCAAGCGGGAACCCTTCCCTGCGCAAAGCCTTGATCTCTTTACGCTTCAGGCCGCGCACTTCAAAGCGCTGGCCGCCGATCTCTACCTTCATGCTGCCTCCCCTTACGTAAAGGCAATGCTGATCTCGTCATCCCCTGAATCGCGCCTGAGCACGCAGTCCATTTCGTAGATTGCCATCCCCCTGCGCTCTCCCTGGCCCAGCTTCACATACTGGACCTTCGGGGCAGTGATCGTGCAGATGTTGCCTTCTGTTGCGCCCAGCGTGGCAGTGAAGGCAACCAGCGCGCCGCTCTCCCAGTCGTCCCAGAAATCCTGGGTCGCGATAAGCACATCCTCCGGGTTCAGGCTCATGGTCATCAGCCGCTTGCTGAGAACCGCCGACAGATACCCCTGGGCCGCGTTCACGCTCTCGCGCAGCTCCACCGTGTTCCCTGTCGCTATCGTGATCGCTTCTACAATGGCGGAGTAGGAGTCAATCTGGAAACTGGCGTTCTGGAAAGGCTGTGCGCGCGTGCTATGATAGCTCACACCGGATAGCAGGCTCGTGTCGCTATCCGCAATGGCAGTCCCCAGGAAGTCAAAGGCGATGATCCCCGGCTTTCCTGCAGCGAGCCGAATCTCAAAGTTTCCCCTGGCTCCTGCCATCAGGTACCGCTTCCCGTCCACGTACTTTGCAATGGTAAGGGACGGGATGCTGTCAGACGCTGGGTCATAGGTCACGCTTGTGCCCCCGACAATCGTTTCCTCGAACCCGCACGCCCTGATCAGCTTTCCGATCTCAGGCGGGGTGCCTGCTGTACCTGATCCCTTCAGCTCGCACTCAAAGGTCATCCTCGCCATCCTGCCCCCGGCTGCCCCTGCAAACGGGCTGAGGCTGGAACTTTGAAGGTCAAGCTCTTCAACCTCAATGTCAGGGTCATAGGTGACCGCCCTGGCAAGCACCGCGTCAGTCGCAGACAGTGTCTCGGCTGTGCCCTCCGTGCTCTCCACTTTGGCCGCCAGTTGTGACCGTGCTTCAAGTAGTGGCATTTCCTATTACCTCCCTTTTTTAAGGCGTTCCATACTCGTACTGGTAAAATATGCTCCACCTAAATTCCAGGATTCCGAACGGCTGAAGCCATCCTTCGTCCGTCTCGATTTTAAGCGGAATCGTGTTCACCGCGTACCCCCCTCTTGTGTGGTCGGCACACAGTGCTTTCTCAATGTCCTCCAAGAGGTTGTTCAGCTTCTGGCTCGTGTCGCTCTGGTCGTGCTCGTAGGCACGGATAACGACCTCCAAGGTGCTGTCAACCATGATGTTACTCCCGTACACCTTACTTTCCGCGCCGTCCATGACGAACACTTGAGGAAACTCGCTGCACTCCTCCCAGTGCTTGAGCGTGCGGCTTACGCGGCCGGAAAGGTCATAGTTGTAGCCGTTCGCGGTTGAAACCGCCTCAAGAGTGCTAATCACATTTGAAATAATATTTTCCCTGATGCTGCTCATAACTTTCCGAACGCTGTTTCGATCTCCTTGCCGATGGCCTTAGATATGGCCTCCAGGCTGTCCATGATCGCAGGCCTCAAAAATGGCCGTGCCGGCATTACCACGCGCTTTGCGCTCCTCCAGCCCACACCCGGGATCTGGAACCTGAGCACTTTCGCTCTCTTCGGCGTGATCACTCCCCCTTTTTCATGTATTCTGGCATAGAGCACATTTGTGCCAATTCTCCCCTCCACCTCATCGCCGCGTATAACTGTCTGGCTCCTGATTGACCGGCGCAGATGCCCTGTTCGCACGCCCAGTCTTTCGGGCCTAGGTCCTGAAAGATACTCCCTTTTCGCCGTGCCCACAGCCAGGTCAAGTCCCTTGGTCATGCCCTTGAAAACAGCAGGTACCACCAAACCCGGCATCTTGTTGAGCATGCTTTTCGCTTTGTCGGATACTTTTAGTTCCAGGATCATAGCTTCCGCTTCCTGTACCTCTCCAGCACCAGCCTCACTTCCGGCAGGAGATCCTTGTTTGTGAAACTGATTGATCCATCCATGAGCGATTTTGAGCTGACACCCAGGAGTCCCCCTCCCTTGCCTTTCTTGTAGAGCCAGGCAACCTGCATGATGGCAGCCTGCTCTAAGTCTTCCGGGATACTGTCGTATCCGGCGTTATAGACGACCTTTACGTTCTGCACATCGTCGGTGAAGGTGTCGCTCTTGCACTGTATGTAAGCGCCATCAACGATGCGGTAGTCGTCGCTGTCAATCAGGGTATCGCTTCCCCAGGTCCAATCAGTGTCATCGTGAATGCTTGCGACCGAGTTGATCGGAAATTGGTCGGGGAAAAGCTTGTCGCTTCCCTTGCCGTCATGGTACTCGGTGTAATCTGCTGCTTTGAATTTCCTATCGCAGTATGATTCGAAAAGGTCGGTAACCCTATCAATCAGGTTCTCGAGCAGCGCATCGTCCGTGTTCCCGCTGATCCCCAGGAACTCTTTTACGTTGTCAAGAGATGTCAGGGCATCGCTATCTACGGCCATTTCCATTCTCCTTGATGATCTCTACCAGTCTTCTTGCCGCAGTTTCCCATGTGAAATTCTCCCTGATCCTTCTCGCAGCCGCTTTCCCCTTTTGAAGCGCGGTGCGGTAGTCGTTTTTCACCCTCATCATCAGTTCTACCAGGTGCCAGGTATCCGGGACCGCAATATCGGTCGCAAGATCGTATGCCTGCACATAATAGGGCTTCATCTCGTGCCTGATCGGATATCCCACCTTGCGGTCGAAAAACATGGCCGTGCCGGCATACCTAGTTGCAATGCACGGGAGTCCTGTGGCCATTGCCTCGGTGAGAGTCAGACCCCAGCCCTCGCCGGTCGAGGGCAGCACAAAAGCGTGCGCATCATGGTATAGCTTGACCAGGCCCTCAAGGGGCAGCTTCCTGGCGTCGAACACGATATTGTCAAACCTCACCGGTTTTTCCCTCGCTCTCTCCAGGATCTTTGCCGCCCAGTGCCGGTGCGGCAGCCCCTTGGGAGAAGTCGTCTTGATGTATAGCTCCACGCTTAGGTCCCCGGCAAAAGCCTTCCACGCTTCGAGCAGGCTCACATAGCCCTTCCTAGGATTCGGAGCCCCTACCCACAGGTACCTGAAGGGTCTAATGCTGGGCTCTTTTCTCTTGGTATAGGTGAAAACGCCCACGTTGCACCCCTCATGGCAGACCGAAATAGGCAGATCGGTATATTTCCTGAAAACCGACACCAGGTGCTTGTTCGGCACGATCAAGTGATCTGCCAGCGGCAGCCTTCTCACATAGCTTGCCGGCAGGTGCTCGGTCTCGAACATAGTGAAGAGAAAATTCTTCTTCCTTGGCACAGGCTGGTACTTATCCGCCGCCGCTATTGTAAGCGCAACGGGCGCATCCCCTGACAGGCGCGCGAATTTTGCGACGTGCTCCCGCATCATGCGGTTGTGCACGCTGTAGCCGAAGGCGTTTCCCGCCTCCCAGAAATCGCTGGCCCAACAGAGTTCCATGCCCCCTTCCACTACTTTGTCGCCACTGCCGGCGCCGGGCTGAAAGTGCCTGTTCTGCCGCATGCCTTGCAGCTCGCGGGTTCTTTTTCAGTCTTCACTGTGTAACCGCAGTCACATCGCCAGATTTTCCTTTTGTCCGGCTTTATGTCTTTGTTTTGGTTTTTCTTAGCAGCCATTGTTCCCTCCAGTCTTTAGTGTCTCAAGCCACCTTCTTAGCGCGGTTGTCGCAGTGGAAAACACACTGCTTTCCGCATGGCCTAAAAAGGCTGCTTGGCTCAAAATCGCTCACATGACCCAGGCTTCCGTGCCACAAAAGCGCGCTGTAGCACCTGAGCACGGTGCCGTCAGGCATGAGGGCAAAGTATTTGCCGCCCGCATTGCAATTAGAGTACCGCCTGGGCTTCCATTCTTTGGGCACGTCTTCAACAAAGTTAACCCAGACGCCGTCATGGAGCGTTCGCATTTTGGCAATGAGCTCTTCATGCTCCTTCCAGGAAAAGCCCTGTTTGAGGACCGGGTGCACGTTCACCATGACCTCCTGCTTGCGAAAATCCCGCATCACGCCGAACATGTGCTCTGCGTTTTCGGGCGTCATCACCAGTGTTACCCTGAGCGGAAAGCCTCTCCGCTTGAGCCAGTCGATGTTTGCCAGGAACTTTTCGCGGCTGTGGTAGTGATAGCTCGCAGTCCAGAACTTGCAGTTTCCGGGCTCAAAAAGGCGTACATCATTCAATGTATTGGAAGTGATCGCCCACGAGCTATCGCACGGCACGTGCGCCAGGAGGTCCGGCAGGTGCTTGTACATCGTGGGCTCACCGCCTGTGAGCTCCAGGTGGTACGGCCTGAACCGGTTAAGGTATACCAGCCAGGCAGGCCAGGAGATCTCCTCGCCGAAGTGCCAAACCTGGTCAAAGGCTTTTAGCTCGTAGCCACCCTCTTTCTTCACGGTGCGGTAATCGCAATACGAGCAGCGGAGGTTGCACCGCCAGGTAGGCACGAAAATAATCTCCGTCTTCTCCAGTCCCATGCTCCTTCTCTTTTTTAGGGGCTGGAGGCCTGCAGCCTCCAGCCCCTTATGCGCCGTCGGCCGTGTCTTTGCTCTACGACGCTGCAGTTACGATCCGGCAGAAGCCCCCTGCGAGCCCGACCGACATACCCCACCGGTTCACTATGCGGAACCTGGTTTGGTATGTGGTGAATAGGCCGTAGGGATCTACATCCAAGGTCATGTTTTGCTTCCTCCTGCCCAAGGCGAAATACCTCATGTTGCCGAACACGATGAAGCCCTTACTCGCCTGGCTTGCCGCGGTCGCGGCCGGCGCCTTCTCGCTCAGGGTGTAGGGATACTCCCAGATCGTGCCCGGGACTCCGTTCCCCGGCTTGGCGAAGATGTAGTTGTTGTTGTCGTCCTTCAAGATCCGGATGTGGTGGAGCACCGTGCGGTGGAAGTACCATCTGGCCCCGGCAAGCCTGTTGACCGGCAACTGTGCTATGGCGTTGCTGAGGTCGTCTGCGTCGATGCTGGAAAAGCTCACCTCTCCTGATCCGAGCACCACGCTGTTCCCGGCCGCAGCGGTGAGGACCCCGGAGCACGGGCTGCCCGTGCCGTTTAGGACCTGGTTGTCCAGCTCCTGGCCGATCGCCTCCGCAAAGAGCTCGGTCAGCCAGCTCACCACGTCCGTGCTCGCGTCTTCCAGGAATTCATTGGACGCCTTGGAGTAGGCATCCAGCCGCTTGGCCGTGAGGGTCACTTCTGCCAGGGTCGGTTCGCTCTCGGTGATTGCGCTTTCTTCATCTGTCCAGCTAACCGAGACCGCCCCGTCCTCCGCCGGGACCTTACGGGTGTCGCTCTTCATGGGCCAGATCCTGCAATCCCTCAGCGCAAAGCTCTGGAGCCTGGCAAAGGCCAGGATCTCGTCTGTGAACTCGTCGGGGACGATGTAGCCACCTTCTGAGTCAGTCCCTTCCTGGAGGGCTGCCTTGGCCGCAGCATCGTCGAATACCTTGGCTTGGATAAAGTCAATCATCCACTTGGCGTATCTCTCCCTTTTCTCCTCGCTCGCTATCTGGAGCGTGATAGGCCTCCCGTAGAGGTCCGTGAGCTCAACGTCCAGGCCCTCCATTTTCAGTTGTGCGATCTTTTCCTTGACCGACCTGTTGATGCCCCAGCCCTGGGCACCCAGGTCACGCCCGCGGTAGAGCACCTCAGTGGCCTGCCCCGGCTTGCCCGGCACGGCGATCCTTCCAGGCTGCGCGGGCATTTTCTCGAGTGCCTCGATCTTGGCTCTTTGTTCTGCCGTCAAGGCCTCGAGCGCCTTGATGCGCTCTTCGTTTCGTTTTTCGCTCTCCTCGATCGCCTTCTTTATCTCTTCACCCATGACCTCTTTTAGCAGGCCACGGAGCTCTTCTTGCTTATCCATGCTTCATTTCCTCCTTCAGTGATTTGAGGGCAGAAATGGCTGCATCGATCGCTTTTTCCTCCTTGGTCTCTCCGTGGGAGTCCGTAAGGCTCCGGAGGTCCTGGAGCAAAAGATCAAAATAGCTCTTCCTTTCCTGCTCCTCGCAGTATGAGCAGCGAACCGGGGTTTCCCGGCCGCATATCTCGCAAACATACTTTGTGAGGATTTTCTCCCTCTCTCTTTCCAGTAGTCCCGCCTGCTGGGCCAGGTCGGCTATCAGCCAGCCTGAAAAGAAAATCTCCTTGCCGCAATGCGGGCATGCGGAATGAGCTTCTTCGAGCTCCTTGAACTCAGGCGGTTCCTCGTCAAAGTCGCGGTAGTGGCGTGCAAGGTGCTCATAAACCCCCCGGCGATCGCTCTCCGGGATATCCACGCCGCCGCGCGCGCCAAGCAGCGCGCCCATCGCTGCTGTTACGCCGCGCCAGACCGTGTAATGGTCGCTTGCTCTGTGGTGCGGGAGCTTGTAGGATTGCTTGATGTCCGCATTTTCCCTGTCATACCAGGCGCACATGACCTTGAGGTCCGCGACATCTGCCTCGCGCACCTGGGCCGAGCCGTCCCATGCCTCATCTTTAGGCGCCAGGGGATGGCGCTTGTAAGGGATCACGGTTTTTTCGGCCTCCAGCTCCCTGAGCACCTCTTTCAGTAGAGCCAGGTCATCGTTGTCTAAAACGCCATCCTTTTCCGCGCTCTTGATGCCTCGGGACGTGACAAGCGCTTCCGGGTTCGCCGGCACGGGCACGAGGGAGAGCTCCAGGAGCTCCTGGCGCGTGTATGTTCTGCGCGGTTCATCTTCCTTTGATCCCCACTCCCATTCTTTTGGTATGAACCCCACGCTCACTGCGTTCATGTACCCGCCCTTGTAGAGCTTGTAGAGGACATCTGCGAGCTCGTACTCCTCGCGCATAGGAAACTGCACCTTGAAGCGCAAATTGCCTTTTTCCTGCCATACCCTTATGGCTTTTCCGACCGCTGGCTCGCGGTAGTTATGCGCAAAGAGCACCACCGGGTTTTTGCGGTAGTTCTCCAGCTCCCAGCCGTCAGCGCGGATCACCTCCTGGTCTCGGTCTATGAGCTCGCTCGAGCCCACGAACTCAAGCACCCTGTCGAGCTGTTTGTCTTCCTTGACCTTTACGGTCATGCCTACTGTTTCCATTTTTTATACCTCCACCTCCGGCACCAGAGTGCACCGGCAATTGATGACTTCCTCGGGCCCGCCCTCCGGGTCGCCCGGGTATTTGAGGCCGTTCGTGAACACCTGGGCCATGCCGATCGGGCCCTGGGCCTCCGCGGCCACATGAGTCTCCCTTACGTTTTCATCATGCGCTGTGATCCAGCTTTTCCTCTGCACGCCGTGAGCCTTGTATTGCGTGAAAGATGCCTCGTTCATCGCTCCTGCCGTCTCGGTGCGCGCTATCACCTTTGAGCGGTTCGAGGCCATGTTGTAGACCTTCCTGATCCTTTCCGATACCTGCGCGATCGTCTCCCCGGAGCCCAGGCCCTCGCGGATCTCCGAGCGAAGCTGGCGCCAGATCGTATCGGTAATGCCCTTGATTTTATTGACCCTGGAGGAGATCACCTGGATCGCTTCCGGGCTCTGAAGGTCAAAGGAAATCCCTAGCCCCAAATTATCAAGAGCCATCTGCCCCCCGGCCCCGGTTGCCTCCCCGTAAAGCGGCCTTACGACAAGCGCGAGCCTGTCCTCTTCCTCCTGCCAGATAAGGGCGATCCGCGCCAGGAGCTCCTCTGGCTCTATCTTGAGCTCCTTGTCTCCCTGGATGGCCCGCAGAACCCGGGCTCTCTGCTCGAACAGATAGCGCTTGATCTTGCCCTCAAATGCTTTTTCAAGTGCCTGCTGCTTGACCAAGAACTGCCGCCTTATGGCCTGACGCCGCGCGTCCTGCTCCTTCGCCCAGCCTGCCGTCGGGGGATGTGGCGGAGGCAGTTGCGGGGATATCGTCAGTTGTCTCATGGTGCGCACCGCCCTTTCCTCCGGAGGGGTGGCACCAGTATCGGCAGGAACCATGTTGATTCCCACCCACCAGATGTCTCTCCAGGGCTTGGCCTCAAAGCCAAGGTCGAGGCGGTCGTTCACCTCGTTTGCGGTAAAGCCCATCTTGACGAGCTTCTCGGCTACCTCGGCCTTTTCCTTCAGGTCCTCCCTGAGCTCCTCGATCTGATCTGTGTCGAACTCCCCGCGAAGCTCAGGCGCCACTCTCGGGAAAAACTCGGCGTTCAACTTCTCTTTGATGAGGCGCATCTGGGGAAGGAGGGTGTCGTTCCAGAAGGCCCTTCTCTGCACGAGCGCGGTTGCGTAGCGCAAATCCTGCGTGAGCGCGATTGCCTTCGGCACTCCGAAAACGCCCAGGATCTCCTCGAGAGAAAATTTCCGCTGCTCCAAAAAGTCCATGTCCCGGTGGCTCAGGCCTACCTTTTCATAGTCGAGCCCGCCTTCCAGGATCGCTATCTTGTGGGCGCGGCTCTCTCCCCTGTGTCGCGCTTCCCATTGGGCCCGGAGCCGCTTAAACTGCTCATCTGAGAGCGCCCCCTGTGTCTTCAGGACGGCGCTTGGCTCAGCGGAGTTTTTGAAAAAGCTCTGGTTATATTTCATGGCCCTGTAGTCGGTATCCATTGAGATCCTGGCTGCCTCCAGCGGAGACAGACCCCTGATGTCGTCGTAGGGGTTGAAGAACTTGAAGTGGATGACCTCTTCGAGCTTGAGGGGCACCTGGCCGCGGTACATCCACCCGGTCAGGTTCCTCTTTGAGTCAAGGGCCGGCCTGAATTTCTCCGGGTTAAAAACCCAGATGGCCGAAGGGATCCGGCTTGTGCCGGCAGCCTGGCCCCGGCTCTCCTCCAGGAGCCAGAAACATTCGCCTTTCAGGTTCAGGAAAATCACGGTCGCCTCCCAGAGCTGGAACCGCGACAGTTGGCTGTTTGGCTTGCTCAGAAGCTCCAGAACCGGGTGCTCCCAGACCTGCTCATCGCCCCTGTACACAGCAAAAGGAACCTGGGCGATGTTTGTCGCGATCTTCGATATGGCCAGGTATACTGCCCAGTGCTGCTTGTAGGGCTTGCTGATTTTTCCCTCAACAAGCTGCGACTCGATGGCCCGCAGCCACATCTTGTCCCAGCTTGACTTCTTGACCGGCACATATCCCAGTCTTGTTGCAATGCGCTCTATCAGTTTCACGCCGCCTCCAAAAATCTGATTCGCGGCTCGGTTGAAGCCCCTGCCGCATGAAGTGCCAGGGCCAGGGTCCAGAACCGGTCAGCATGGGAATCCCCGCTCCTTTCCGCATCAAAGCGGATGTTCCCGGAAGAGGTAGTCACTTTCTTGACGCTGTGAAGGTCATCCCTTACCTTGCGGTCACGCGGGATGCGTATCTGGCGGTCCTCGAACTTCCTGCGAATTCCTGTAGCCAGATCCAGCTTGACAGGCCCGGTAAAAAGTACTCCTTCCACCTTGTAGTCTCCATGCCTCCGCTTTGCGTCCTCAACCGGCTTTTCCCCCATGCCGGTCTGATCCATACATACCCGCACCGGGTTGTATTGGGCCATCACTCGGTCAAGCTCCTGGTCCTGCTCCGAAAAAGAAGCTTTCCTTAGTTCCACTACCTCCCTGGTCCAGAAAACGTCACCCACTTGCTCGATTACCCAAATTACGGTGAGGTCCCGCCGCCGGCCGATGTCCATGCCCACGTAAAATGGGCCTGTACCTGCAATGGCAGGATCACCTGCCCTATCATGCTCGCATTCGTTTAGCAGCTCGTAGGGGAGCCATGCTGTTGCCTCATCCAGGAACACCAGCTCGTATTCCTGGGCCCACAAGTCGGGGTCGTCTATCGCAGCCCTCAGGAGCTCGATGTCGTGCGGGCATCCCTGCTCGACCGCTTGATATATATCCACGCGGTGCTTTGTGAAGATGTCATTTTGCCATACCTCGTATGCCTTGTTCTGCTTGCCCTTTGGGGTGAAAGTCACCATCAGCCTGAGCCCCTCGCGCGAAATCACGGGAAACACAGCAGCCCACAGCTCGCGGCTCGCCTTGTGCACGCTGAACTCATCCAAATACACATTGGCCGTATAGCCCCTGGCAGTATCAGGGTTTGCCGGTATTCCCAGAATCCTCGATTCGTTTCGGAAGCGCGCCTCCACCACCTTGTACTCGTCCCGCTCCCCGCTGGGGAGCTCGTAGCTGTATCGCTCCTCGGCCCAGGAGATGGCCATGCCCGTCAGCTCGCCGTGAAATTTCACCTTGCTCATCAGCTCCTTCACCTGCCGCTCCCCGCTCGATATGGTCACCCAGGTGGCTTTATCGTGCTCCCGGCAGTCGAGCACAATCTTGGCAGCAGAGCCGAAGCTTTTTCCTGTCTGCCTGGCCCACATGCCTGCCAGGAACCGGGATTCATCAAGTATCCAGCGCTTCTGGTAGGGATATAGCTTGACTATTGGCTCAGGCAAGTCCATAGAACTTTTCCTTTACAAACTCGATCAGCTCTTCCTTGCTCATGTTTTTGGCCTCTTTGGCTGCATCCTTTGCCACGCTCTCCGCCTTTTTCCTGAGATCCACCTTCAACCTTTCCCTCGAAACGCTGGATGCCTGAAGCCTTGTGATGTCTCCGATCAGCCGCCCCAGCCGCTTTGCATCCACCCGGCCCCCGCGCATCAGCTCGAGCAACAGCTCGTGAGTGACGACGCCTGCAAGCTTCACGTTCGCCTCTTCTATCTTCAGCGGGTCCTTGCCGGCGCTCTCGATTATGGCCTGCGCCTGCTCCCCCACAAGCCTCACCTTCTGGAGCGCGAAAAGGTACTTGGCGTACCGGTCAACCGCGCTTTTGCTGGTCTGAAAACCCTGCGCGCATATCCAGTCAGCCACCTCCTGGTAGGTTTTCCGCTCCTCTCCAACGCCGAGCAGCATCCTGTCTACCTGCCTGACTATGGGCGCGGGCAGCTTCAGGAGCCTGCTTCTTGATCTCTGCACTTTCCGGGCCATCTACACCTCCAGGAGTACGCCGGGGTCGGGCTCGATATTCCCTTCCAGCAGATCAACTCCTTTGGGAGTCACGTAATTGATCCGGCGCTTTACACCGCTCTTCTGGAGTGTCTCCATCCGGATGTACCCTTTTTCTTCCAGGTACTTCAGGTGCGCCTTGATCTCGCTTATACTCGCATGAAAACCGGATTCTATCAGTGTCGTCTCGATAACACGAAAGCTTGCCCCATACGGCTTTGCACGGTCGCAAATTCTGAGTATCCAGCCCCGCATTTCCCTGTTGGTTATTGCTGACATGCCATCCCCTCGATCAATTTTTTAACGTCTTTGGCCACATCATCGATCTTCTTATCGATCGCTATGGTCCAGCGGATAAAGTCATCCCGGAAAACGTACTTTTCAGGGAGCCCCTCGAACCTGTCCTCCAGCTTTTCCAGCCTGGCCCTGAAGCTGGACCTGATTTCGCGCAGATAAAATATCGCAAACCCCACCAGCGCGGAGAACAGGCAGCTCACGGCAATGAGTGCCACCTGAGGGATCATTTAGCGCCCTCCTCGAATCGCACTGATGGCCCCTGCAATTAGGCCCGGGCTCTGCTCGCCCGCCTTTGTGCGTTTTTCTTTGCCTCTGTGATATGCGCTTACCCCCAGGATGGAGAGCCATCCCACCCATACCCACTGGGGAACCTGCGGGACGGTTACCCGCAGCAGGGGTAAAACGAAATATATGCACATGACAGCCAGCGGGAACGAAAAGCCGTTGAAAGGCCTCCAGCTGTACTGGGGCCAGTGCTCGCTCCTGGCCTCTTCGCGCATGGTCGCGTTGACCTCGCGGATCGCGCCCAGATCGCGCTCCGCCTCCACCTGCACGCGTTTTAAGGCCAGCTCCTGCAAAGTCTCCTCGTGCTTGAGCTCCAGCTCGCGCAACTTCACGGCCGCGTCCGGGTTAGCCTCTATTTTCTCGTAGATGTCCTTCGGAACGTCTGCTTCGGCCCCAACTGCCCTGGCTACCATAGCGCCAAGCGTTGCGCCGCCAGGGCCCCCCAGGGTGCCTCCCAGGAGCGGCGCGCCAAGCTCAATTATTTTCTTGCCCAGATCCTCCCAGTCCATCACCCAAGTCTCCTTATGACCGAAAAGTTATTCACCAAAATAATGGCATAGTACCCGCAGAGCACCAGTAGCAGCACGGTGACATATACGTCGTATGGCGCGGGCACAAAAAGAACCAGCAGCATGATCAAAGCGAGCGCTATGAATTTCACGAGCCCCAGGGCTCCTCCGGTGCCAAGCCTGCCCATGAGGCGGCGCATAAAGGGGTTAAGCTCTCTGCCGCCGCGGCTTATCGCCTCAATCGTGGTGACGATGTCCGCTATGTTCAGCACCACCAGCTCGAGAAATAGCCACGCATTCACCGTCATGTCGCTCCCTCCTTTCATGAAACTAGATACTTGAGATTAGTTTCTAGTCTCCAGTTTCTGATCTCCAGTCTCCGGTTCGCATTATGCGGGCCAGCTCCTTTGCCCTATCTCCCGTCTGCTTTGCAAAGCGAGAGTCCAGGATCTGAGTTGCCGCTTCCTCGAAATCTTTTCTCACCAGCGCTGCCGACATTTTTTTGAAGCCCAGGGTACGCCGCAGGCCCATACAGTAGACCATGTCTATCAGCACTGCCTGGCGAGGTTCGTTGCAATTGTGCCAGCCCGGTATTTGGGATGCCTCACGCCGCGCAATCGTGATCTTCGCAAGCAGCAGGGCTTCCGCCTCCTCGGGGTTGATTCCGTATACGAACCAGTGGTCCAGGTTGAACCCATAGCCTATTGTGAGTATCCCGAGGCTGTCCTTGTATGCGTACCTGCGAAAACCCTCGTGCCGCTTGATCATCTCTTTGAGCTTACCGTTCATTTGCTAATTCATGAAAAGGACTATCGAGAGCCACCCGATTGTGACAATGTTGGCCGGCACAGGCATTCCTCCGCTCGTGGGCGCGTACAGCGCCTTCAGCTCGCGCCTTGTGTCCGCCTTCTCGGGTTTCTTCCTTCGCAAAAAACCGAGCATGCCTTGCTCCGATAAAAAAAGCCCACACATTGCCAAAGGCCCTGCCCATCTGGGCCTTTTTAACAGCAACATGTGGGCTGATTTACAAGGCGGGACCGCCCGCCCCAAAAACAACTTAAAATATTATTTTAAATACTTTATACTTTTCCAGGTTTTAAATCAAGTCTTCCTGAGTTCTTCTATTCTGTAGACCATCACCCTCGTTCGGCGCCTTCTTTGCCCCTCCTCGACCCAGATCCATTGATCCATCAAAACCTTTGCGTATGGAGGGTATAGGACCTTGACCCGTGCCCTCCCGCCCGGCGTCTTAACCCAGTCCCCCACTTTTATTTTCATTCCTTCCTTCACTTCGCGGCTTTTCATCATCTTCCATCTTTCTGCCCAAAGCTCATTGCTAGGAGCTGAGCATCCGGGAAAGAAAGCCGGACACAGCCCTGCCTCGCTAAATCCACTGCCATCCTTTTTGCTTCTTCCTCTGATACGGCTTCTACATCAACCTCACCTTTTAAAGCCAAAAGGTATACATGCACATGGTATTTCATTTTTTGCGGCTTTGGCGGAGATGTCGGGATTTTCAAGTTTGGATTATCCGCGACCACGCTATCACCTCCTTTCCCCTTAATTCAGTGCGGCAGCACGCTTTCTAGTCTCTAGTCTCTAGTTTCCAGTTTCTAGAACGGCCCCTCCCTGCAACCTCCGGGCATCGGCACCATGCCCGAAATTCCCAGGGACAAACCGGTGCGGCATTACTTTCCTTTTCCCATCACTTTGATCCCTTCTATTGCCTATGTTTTTCATCTGCCTCTCTGCCGCCCGGCTAGGGCCGACCTAGAAACTAGAGACTAGAAGCCAGAAACTAGAATTTCGAAATCTGGTCTTTAGCCTCAGGCATCACTCAATCCCTTTTCCGATAAGGCCGGCCAGGCTCTCAACGCCCGCGCGCCGCTTGAACTCCTCTGCGCTCATCGCTCGTCCGTCCACCGTCATCTGTCGCCCGTCTGCGGTCATCGGTCGCCCACGCAACCTCTCCTCCCTTTGCTTCTGCTCCCGCTCAGCCGCGTCCCTGGCTTCTTTCCTCTCCCGCTCACTGATCCCGATCATGACCTTCTTGAGGTAGTTATGGTTCTCAAGGGGCTGCTCGAAATGCTTGTTGCATACAATGCGCAATGCCTCCCAAATGCCCGGCTCGCTGATGTGATACTCCCTCCGCTGGTAGCGAAACGAGCCGGTCCGGAGCAGGAGAGCCACGTCCTGGAGCAGCCTTAGGATCTTCTTCCCTTTCATGCGCAGAGGCAAAACGCCAAAAAGCTCCACGTACTCGAATGCAAGCCTGGCGTGGGACCCAAACACGGGGAGCAGCCTGATAATCTCGCCCCACTCCATGTCCATCATGGCCTCCTGGCCATCGAATTGCCTACCACAATGTGGACACCTGATCATAAATCTTCCCCGTATATGCGGGCATCTTCGCGCTTTAGAATCTTCTTTATGTGTCCGAAATATACCTTCTTGCTCTCAGGCGGTGCGATCCACATCTCAATCCACGCACCATGCGTATCGCCACATGCAGGGCACATATCGTGCTCATAGACTTCATCACAATTCGGGCACCATTTCGCATCACTTAGTTTCATTTTAGTCTGCTCCTTAGCCTTCTCAGTTTTGATTTTTTAATATACAAATACTCCTCATCACTCACCCCGAGGATGACCTTCAGCTGCTGTAACATTATGTCAACATCGGCCATCTCCTCGATGATGTCATGCCTCATGGCCACTAAACTATCATCTCTTCGCCGCTTGAGTTTGCAGATGGCGAAAATAAGCTCCGATGCTTCCTCTATCGCCATATCCAGCTGGAAGCTTGCTCCCCACCTCCTGACCGCGGCGTTGAATAACTCTCTTTCCCTTAATTTCATGTTTCATTCCCCTCAGGGCCTTATCCATGCACCTCGGGCAGATCCCGTGCGTGACCTTGCCGGGGGTGGGGCCGCCTCGCCCTCCCAGGTCCTTACCACACCACGCACAGACTGCTTTCATAGCGACTCCAGTGAAGATCTAATCTGCTCCGCAGTCTCCGCACCGACCGCCAGACCACGCTCAATCTTGCTAAGAGTTGATTGCTGTTGCCCGATGAGCCGGGCCAGGCCTTCCTGGCTGAGGCCCAGCTTTCCCCTCTTCTGCTTGATGGCTTGTGCGAGTCCGGGCAATACCACAGCCGGTTGGCGCGTCCGCTCCTGTGCAGGCACCGGCCTATAATGCCTGGCCCCCGGCCTTGTCCTCCGAGGGGGCGTTGGAGGCAGCATGCCCGTGAGCTCCTGGTAAATTTCCCGGCCCTGGCCGCACCTGATACACGCCTCGAAGCGCACAAGCTCCGCTGTCGGCCCACGGCTATACAGGCACCTGGCATCCCTGATTGCCTCCTCTATTGCGCGGTTCTGGCGCTGCACGCAGCGGATCTTCAGCATGGTGCACCTGAAACGCTCGCATTCAAAAAACTCACCATCTGCTGCTACCAAATGTTGCGGTCTAGCCACTTGACCGCCTCCTCGAACGCTTCCTCGTATCCCTCGCCAATCCTCTGGTACAAGGCCTTTTGCATATCTTCCGGAAGCGCCTTAAAACACCGATAACAAAATGAATAGTGTCTTTTTTTGGATCTTCCGCATAAACACTCCTCGCTCATTAACTCATCTGCGTACCATTGCCATTCTTTCTGCGCGGTGCTCATTTTCCTCTTCCGTTTTTAGGGGCAAGCACGCTAACAGCCCGGCCCTTGAACTCGTCAATTTTCACGATCACCTGGAGTTCCGGGTCCCAGTAAATGCCCAGCTGCTTGAATGGCTTGCCCTCCGGCGTCATCAGCACTCTCGGCTTTAGGACAATGACTCCGTACTGCATGATGCCCTGTACCAGCTCAGGGCTTGGCTCGTTTCCGACCCTTGCCCTCCAGTTCTCTATGAAGTGCTTGCTCAGCGTTATCACCTAGCTCACCAGGTCGATTGTCAGGATCTTCTCGTACCCCACGAATGTGCGCTTCCCGTAGCGCTGCCCTATTACGATGCCTTCCTCCGTTACCTGCAGCAGCCGCACGTGCTTTAACTGGATAAAGTTTTTCTCCAGGTTGACATTGACGAAATGCCCTACCCATTTGGTGAGATAATCCCAGGAGCCCGCAGTTGCCATGCTCGCGCTCATCATGGTCATGCTCATGGCCAAGACTAGCAAAGCTCCCAGGATCACCACCTTTTTGCCTTTTTTCATCTTTGCCCCCCGCTTGTTTTCCTGACATAATAGTTCCCGCAGCCCTTCCGGTCTGCGCGGTACTTGACGTACTGAAGAAGCCTTCTGAGCTCTGAGTCCTTGAGCCAGCGGGGATCGTCCACCTTGAACATGCGCCAGCAAAGGCCCCTGAGCGATTTCTCCCGGTAGCCCATCTCGCACCAGATGGCGTAGAGCATGCGGATCTGGGGATCGCCCTCGAGCCGGTATTCATACTCGATGTCTTCATCCCCCTTTTTCCAGCCGGAGATCTCCGCGGGCACAGCAGGAGCGAATATCCTCATTCCCTGCTGCTGGAGGTGAATGATCAGGGCGTGCCTCTCCCCCAGGGTGAGCTCGCTAAGGCCCCCGACCTCTCTTCCCGCGATCTCTGAGGCGAGCTTGCACCAGACCTCCTTGCTGTCGGAGTAGGGCAGCCCGCACTTTGAAAATGCCCTGTGCAGCAAGGTGTTCTGCCGCCTGTAGATGTCAGATGCTTTCCTGTGCTTGCGCATTTTTTCTCAAACCATTTGCAAGAATCTCAGGTTTTCAGCTCGTAGTTGAACTGCTCGACCAGCTTTTTCCTCGCCCCGATCACTGCCAGCTTCTCATCAGGCCATTTCTCGATAATGGGGCGGTTGATTTGCTCGACCACCTTGATGCCCTCGAGCCAGCCCTGCTCCTTGATTTTGCCGAGCGCATCCCTCGGGATCTGCACTTTCTTCTGCTTGGTGAAAAGGAGCACTCCATGCGGGAGAATGGCCTTATCCTCTCCCTGGAAAAGCTCAACCCTCTCCTTTTTTGCCAGGGCCTTGAGCTCCTTTTCCCCGGACTCGATCAATGCTTCCAGGTTGCTGATCTCCTCATGGTATTTCTCGCGCACGCGCGCCAGCTCTGCCTCAGCATCCTCCTGCACCATCTGAAGCGAGACCTTGAAGTTAATCAAATCCCAGAGAATGGCATCAGCTTTCTTACGCGGCGTCATCGCGTCTCTCCTGCAGCTCCATCTCCAGCTGGCCCACTATTTTAGGCAGGGCCAGTTTTTTCAACCTGCTCACCAGCAACAGCCCTCTCCTTGACGAGCTGAGGATTCTGGAGCAATACTCCTCCAGCTCTGAGCCTGCCCGCACCAGGTAGTATCCCCCGCCTGTCTGAGACGAGGTGGACCCGATCGGGATACCCTTGAGACGCTGGGTAGTGATCAGCTTACGGATATCCCGCGTGTCGTTGATCTTGTGGCGTACCTTCTTGCCGAACACGCGCTCGTAGAGCTCGTCCATGCCAATGGCATTTTCCTTGCCAACGTGCTCAGAGAGCGTTTCCATCAGCCTCGCCCTTGCTTCTTCATTGCTGATCTTTTCCATGCGCCTTCCTCGATCTTTTCAAGTTTTTGCTCTTATATGAAGTTATCGGTGTCTCCGGGCCCGGATCATTCACCAGCTGCCAGTAACCCCGCGCCCTTTTGTCCTGCCGGATGTAGCCCAGCCTGTAAAATGCGTGAATGTACTCGGCCACCGTCGGCCTGCTTGCTCCTGAGAGCCGCTCGATCTCGGCAACCGTAAATTGCCTGTGAGAGCGGACCAGGTGCCACACAATATCGAGCTTTGTACGCTTCCGCTCCTTTCCCCGGTACACATAGAGGTCTTTGTCCAGCCTGATGATTTCGCCTGCCTTGCAAAGCCCTCTTAACTCCTGGCGCGCCCTTGCAGCTTCCTGGTAGCTCTGAACCTTGAGGGCGTTTAAGAGCTCGTCCTTCTTGAACCTGCCGAACCTCCTTGCCGCCTCGCGTACCCTGGGCCTGATTCCCTTCATTTGCCCCGAAGCCCCCTCTTGATGGCCAGCTTGACCATGTCATCACTGATCTTGCTGGCTTTGTTTACCTCGGCCAGCTCCTCGAGCGTCCTCACGTCCCTGGAAACCAGCCGGAAATCCCCGTCGGATGCTTCCCTGAGAATCTCGGCCTGGTTCGCGCTGAGCGAAAGCCCTGCAGCCTGCTTGGCGAAAAACAAAATGTCCTGCGCCTGGATGGGGCCGAATTCAACGCTCCTGAGAGTTCTGGACCAGGCGCGCCGCTCTTTCTGCATCTTTCGCACCACCAGTCTTTCCCCGATCAACGCAAACGGCACGAACGTGATGTCTGCCAGGTCCCTGATCCACTCCAGAAGCCCTTCACTCAGCTTGTCAGCCTCGTCTATCAGGATCGGCCGGGGTTCCCGGTAGAGCTTCATCTTGATAGCTTCAAATGCCAGCTTTTTGCGGTGTGGAACCGGATCGATCATCAGCTCAAAGCAGATATCCTGGAGCATCCAGAGCTCCGTCCACCCTTTGAGCGCCCGGACGTATGTCCAGCCCTCCTGGGCCGCAAAAAACCTGGCAGCCGATGTCTTTCCTCTCCCTGCCTGGCCCCAGAAAGCCAGGAGCACCGGCTCTCCCGACACCTTGTCCGCATCCCTCATGGCAGAGATGAAGTTCTTGACATTTGCAGTGTGCACAAAAACATTTTTCATGATCGGCTTCCCTCCTCTTGCTCCTCCGGCCCCGCGAGCCATAACTCCTGCAATGACTCGAAGCGCGGTTTTAACTGCCTGAAGGTCTTTGTTTTCTCGAAATATCTCATGAACTGCATGTCATCGAGCGAAAGCTCCTCGCCCCTGCATTCCCGCTCAAGCAGGGCCTCGTAACGGTCCGGCTCAGACATGTAGACCGGCTCTTGCTTCTTGGGCTTCAGCTCCAGCACCTTCATCCTGGAGGCCTCCGCCTCTATCCTCTCCGCTTCCGCCCTGGCGAGCGCCCGAGGCTTTTTCTTTCGCCCAGGTCCCTCTTTAGCTCTTTCAGGTATGGCAACCAGCGAAGGGGCCGACTCGACATATGATCTGGCTACTGTTTCTGTGGTTTTTTGAAGCTTCCTTTTCCGCTCGATGCCCATCTTGACCAGGGCCAGGTCCTCTTTTTGGCCGGTCAGCTTTGCCATTGGATGAACAGGTTCCACTGCTTCGGCCTCACACAGAAGCCTGCTTCCTTTTTGCTCATACACATAGATGCGGGAGAGGTCCTCGAGGTCGTAGCGGATCATAACCCGCTCCTTGTATCCATACAGGGCCTCGTCATAGTAATTGCGCCCCATGAACCGGATGCCGTTTCGGCCTGGCGGCGCTTTCGGTTCCATGCTCATCATCAGGAACCTGAGCGCCCGCTCGTCCACACCCGGGCCTTTGCCTGCCTCCCATACCTCTATCGGGCAGAGGCCCTTGAGGCCCCGGTGCGGCCGCCTGGCATACTCCGCCACCCAGCCTGCTATGATCCTGTTGGCCTCCTCAATGGTAGGTACCCAGCCCCCGTATTTTTTCTCGTGAATCTTTTTGTGTAGTCTCTCGTTTCGGAGCATGTGGGCCGGCTTGTCCTGGATGGATGCACCCGTATAGGTGGGCATGAGTCGCTCTAGCTCGTTGAAAGTGCCGAAAAACCGCTCGACCGGCTTGCTCTGCGCATTGTAGGGCCAGGCAAATGTCGTCTCTATTCCAAGCCGGGCGAACATCCCGTAAAACCCGGCCTCCTCGAAATCAATGTCCGTGCTCGTAAAAATCTTGGCCTTGAAGGCCTTGCCGTTATCCAGATATGCCACTTTCGGCATCTTCCCGAGCGCCAGGATCGCGCGTCGAAGCCCGGCGGCCACGCACTGAACGTTCTCCGTTGGCATAATCTCCCAGCCTGCCGGCATGCACGATGCCCAGTCATACCACATCAGGAGCGATGCCCTGCAGGGCTTGCCTGTATATGGATTCAGGCACTGGAAATTCAGCGGATGCCCGTCTGCCACGAGCACTTCCCCCACCTCCAGCAGACCCGCGTCTCTTTCAAGATAAGGCAGGCACTTGTCGTTTAGCGCCTTTTCCCCCTCCCGGCAAAAGACCCACTGGTCATAATGCGTGGCCTTCCAATCCTCAAGCGCCCGCCGAAGCGTGGCTTCCGAGGAAGGAGAAGGGACCTGCCGCTTGCGTAGCGCCAGCTTTGTTAGCCGGCACACCTCCGAGATGCGCAGCCGGTTTGGGTGAAGCGCAAATGAGAGAAGCATATTGAACTCCTGGTCAGTGACCTTGCGCTTCCCGCGGTTGTTCCCCCACATGGGCGCAATCTTCGTGAAATCATGGTCCTTGCGCTGGAGCTCCTTTCTCCAGCGCTCAACGCTTTTCCAGGATGTGGGCCCCAGGATCTCATATACCCGCGGCATCAGGTTGCCCGTGTTATATCCCTTGATGAAAAGCTCGGCAGCCCTCACCGCGGACCCCCCCGCTGCCTTTGCCCGCTTCTTTTCAGCCACGTATGCTCGGACCAGGTCGGCCCTGGCCAGGGCGATCCTGTTCTGCCACTCGCTTAGCTCCGGTGACCCCACCGCCACCCTCCTATCCTTATTATATAGGTCGGGTGCGCCGGTCTTTGCCCTGTTCACCATGACCGCGATCTTCACTTCCTCCGGCAATTCCGCCAGATGAAACCTCTTGTCTCCTCTTCCGTTTACTTTCTGGGCTCTCCAGCTTTCTTTTTTCGCCCGCTTGTGCACCGCCCTAACACTTATCCTTAAGCACTCAGCGATCTCCGCTGGTGCAACCAAGTCATAACCGTTCATTCAGCCTATTCTCCTTTTCTGATCCAATACGGACGGCCCAGCTCCTTTTCAATGGCCGCTTTTATCCTCGCGCTCTCGGCCCTGCCGTCCACCACGTTGTATACTGAGATCCTGGAAACAGGCGGGTCGAGTGTCCGGCCTATAGCTGCCAGCGAGATGGGCTCACCTTTTGATGTCCTCTTCCCCTGGCGCCTCAATTCTGTGACCCTCTTTCTGATCTCCGTGGCTATGAACTCCTTATAAGAGTCGCTTTCCATATCTGTTTAGTCCTTGATTCCTTTCTCTTGATTTAAAACCTCAAGCGCCAGTCTGGCTCTCTTGGCCGCCTGCCGCTTTTCAAGCTCCGCCTCAGCCCAGACCATCACTCTCATTCCTTTCTCATCCAACACAGCGCAGCCCAGCGGTCTTAACATCGCTTCTATCGGAGCCGTGGTGCCCAGCACCTGGCAAAGGATGGTCATCCAAGCAGGCGATGGCATTCTCCCGTGGTCAGAGTCTTTGCACCAGCTATCCAAGGTCGCCTTGCTGATGCTTCTTTTTATACCTTCCTGTGCCGCGATCCTGTTTATCTGGTCCACCACCTCGTCCCTTGAAAACCGAGTAGAGGACAAGGCAATACGAATCTGCCTTTTGATCTCATGGGTGGGATTGATTGACTGGCCCCTGAACAGGGCTAATTGGTCTGATTTGAGCATTTTTATCTCCTTGTTAGGAGATTGGCGTCCGAACTTGCCTTAAAATAGACATTGCTTTTACTCAAAAAACTGTGCTACTTGATAGGTTATCTTGATAGGTAGAATATTGGCTTTTTTTGGTGTTGTCAAGGAAAAAGTTGGTTCCTAAAAAGTTTTTTCTTGTTCTACATGTAAGAAAAGTATCGTATTGATATTGTTATCTATTCTTAATTTTTGCCGAGTTCTTAATATGGTTCCGAAAATTCGGAACCGATTCGGAACCGGGAATACCCTCTAAAATGGGAATTGGAGACCGTATAAAGACTGTACGAGGCACTATGACGCAAAAGAAATTCGCGTCAAAAATTGGTGTCCATGTTTACACCGTTCAGCAGTACGAAGCAGGTAATATCCCGAAAGGGGACGTACTCCAGCGGATTCATGAGGCGTTTGGAGTGAATATAAACTGGCTGTTGACAGGGGAAGGGGAGCCTTTTCCGAAGGACGAGCCCAAAGAGTCCCCTTTAAATAAGGAAGGGATCCCTCATGACTATGACAGATCTCAATTGGCTATCTCCGGTTCTGCCACCGCGGAGGCGGATCACCTACCTGATCCTTTTGGTAAGGCTGCCTCCCAGCTAAGGGAGATCTACGATTATGGCGATCCGGGTATCATCAGTGCGATCCAGGCCAACCTTGCCACGTTCCTGCGCACCGTAAGGCGTGAAAAAGAAGTTATCGAGCTGAAAAATAGACTAGCTTCAATGGAAAAGCGCATCGCTGCCCTGGAGGACAGATTAAAGGCCCCGCCTCCCGTGGAGCCGGACGAGTTAAAAAGGTCAACGGCAACATAATCCACGTCACCTTCTTTTAACAAAGGAGGTCCTCTATGAACCGGCTTTTCTTATCGAGTGCACTTATTTTCTTTTTCGTCCTATTTTTACATCCTGTTAATTCTTCCCCTCAAATGACGATCTCGGATATTGGGGTAAAGCCCCTGGACCGTGGAGAAAAATACACAACCTACTCTTGGAAGGTTGATATTTACTCCGATAAAGGCCCTAAAACATGCGCATTGACCGTCTCATTAAGGGACTCGGAAGGCTATGAGCTTGATTCTGTCGTGGAATTTGTAAGAATTCAGCCTGGGCCCAACCATTTTACCGGTCAGGGTATGTGTAAAACTAGACTATGGGATCAGGTATCTTCTTATCATGCTCAAGTAAATTGCTTTTAATCTAATTAGATTCGTCATCAATTAATATATATTATCTTGTCTCTCATTAAGGAAGGAGGTTATTTATGTCCGGCTTCCATATTTCGGGGTTCCTAACCCTTTTTTTAATTCTCTTCCTTCTTATTCAACTTGTGCTTCTATTTTTACTCCCATTTTTTGTTCTAAAGATCAGAAACACTGTAATCGATATCGAGAAGTCCATCTCCACTATAAACAAGAATGTATACTTACTAGCGCATAAGGCTGATAACGAGGGTATCCCCGTCGTCCCTGTAAGGCGCCCCTCCTAGCTGAGATATTCGTATCTTGGGCGTGGAAGGCTCCTACCTTAATAAAAGAGGTGTGACATGGTCTTGTTTTTTGACTTCTGAGGAAAGGAGTTATATATTATGATAAAAGCCAAGAAGGGAGCTAAGCAAAAGAAGGGCCGTAAAGGGCGGAAAAGAGCTATTAAGCACCATGCAGAAAAACGCAAGGTACAAAAGCTTCCGGCGCCAGCAAAAAAGAAACCTAAAAAGGTTATTGACACGCAACCTCCCCCTGATGGGCCTCCCTCTAAAAAATGAGGCTACACCATGAGTAAAGATACTGATAAAGAATTGTATAAGCTGCTTTTTGGTGTCCGCCGATCAGTTAGATACCATAACAGAAGGCGGCAGTTCTTTGACCGCCTTCATAAGTTTTCAGTTTTCTTGTCTGCTTTAGCTGGTACCGCCACCCTGGCCTCTGTATTGGCTAAAGCCGGCCCTACCTACACCTTAATTTTTGCTGCAGCAGTTGCAATCTTTTCTGTAATAGATCTTGTCATTGGGACAGCCCAGGCCGCCAGGCTCCACCACGACCTTGCAAGAAGGTTCTTCAGCCTCGAAAAGTCAATCGTCTCATTGAAAGACCCTTCTGATGAAGATCTAGCCGCACTTACAGCTCGCAGACTGGATATAGAAGCTGATGAACCTCCCTCACTTAAAGTCCTTGACTCAATCTGCCATAATGAACTGCTTCGCGCCTTGGGATACGACTCCTCACATTACGTCCAGATCAAATGGTATCAGCGCCTTTTCGCCCAACTTTTTGATATCCATGAGCATAAGATCACCTCTAACGCAGCACCCTAGTTTTTTCTCAAACTAGCTGCAAAAAACCCCTCACATCCGCCAAAATTTCTCAAATTAAAAACTACCATAAAAAGTCCCTCCCAATGTTCCTTATTCCCCCGAATTAACTATCTTTTTCCCGCAAAATCCCGCTCCATCCCGCCTCATCCCGCATTTCTCATACCACCTGCCAGTCAACAATGAACGGAGCGCCTGCGGTAGCTCTGACCGGGCAGGGAGAAATAGGGGATAAAACAGCCTCTCGAAGGGCAAAAGGCCGCCCCGAAAGACGACCTAACTTATTGAAATAACTG